TAGAAATAAGTCAGACAATTCTGTACTCAACTTGGTTGGCTATTCAGGGAAAATGCAAATACGTGACGCTCCAGGCGGCTCTTTGCTCATGGAGGCATCTACAAGCAATGGATTTCTCACCATAAACGGTCCGGCTGGCACTGTGATGATCAACGTGCCAGCTACTACCACTGGACCTATGACCTGGAACACTGGTGTATACGACCTAGAAGTATCCACCACCCTTGCTGATCCTATTAGATTACTAGAAGGTTACGCGGCGCTAAGTTTGGAAGTGACGGTATGACTAATGCATTGTTAGAGAAAGGCCGTGAAGGCTTTCTCGATGGATCTATTGACTGGGATACTAACACCTTCAGCGCCGCATTGCTGGACTTAGGAACTGCGGATACAGGTGTTAAGCAGATCGCGTCCTCAACGAATGCAACACCAATCGTTGTGACTGCAACATCGCATGGCTTCTCAAATGGTGATTTTGTATTTATTGATAATCACACTACCAATACTGCTGCTAACGGGTTCTGGAAAATTGCTAACGTTGCCACTAATACGTTCGAACTTACTAATCCGATTACTGGAGCTAATGCTGTCGGTAACGGCGTTGGTGGTGCTACTGGTTACGCTGTAAACTATGGTCCTGGTACTGCTGGTGACAACTGGGATGACTTCGATGGATGCTTAGTCGGAGCAAAAGTTAACCTGACAGCTCCAACTGTTACAGCTGGTGTTGCCGATGCCGCAGATACGACCTTTACTGCTGTAACTGGCGCTTCTGTGGAAGCCGTGGCGATTTTCAAGGACACTGGTACACCATCATCTTCGCGCATGGTCTGCTTAATTACTGGCAAATTTATTGTGACTTGTGCTGTTCAGGCTAACTCAACAGCTACATCAATTGTTGTTGATGCACTACCATATGGTATTCCAAACGGAACAGTCTTAGTATTCAGTAACGGTGCATCTGCTACTATGACTGCACTAGCAAATGCTGGCGATCGTTCAATCTCGGTTTCAGCATTGGCTGCAAACGTAACAGCTAATTCAAGAGCGCTAGCTCCAATTACTGGTTCTGGTCTTCCGGTTACACCTAATGGTGGTAACATTGTTGTCACTTATGACAATGGACCAAACAAGATCTTCAAGCTGTAGGAGGGCAGATGGACCTTTATCTTGCGGAACCCATGGTGCCGTTTGCTACAGCAGCCGGTACAGCGTTCAACACGTTCACAACTAGAAAGTCCGTAGATCCTCTTCCTGTTCCTGTCATTCCTGCTGGGAAGTTGCGCCGTGGATCCAAAATCCACTTAAAGGCTTGGGGTGAGTACTCAACCACTGGTACTCCTACCATGCGTTTAGGATTTTGGATTGGTACCCGAGCGTTGTCCATCACTGCTGATCTAGCAGTTACGGCGCTTGCGGCCACTGTTTCTGGTGCCGCAAACTTTCCATGGTGGATGGAGTGGGATGCCATTGTCACTCTGGAAGGTACATCAGGATCTATTGTTGGGCAGGGCCAAGCCCAATTGGGCGCAACCATTTCTACCTTCAGTTCCGAAACTCCAATACCAATTACTCAGGCGCTCCGTACCGTGACTATCGATACTACAATTGAGCGCGCGGTTGGTGTTAGCTGTGAGTTTGGGGCGTCAAGCGCATCTAACCAGGTCATTGTTAATGGTATGCGTGGAATGTACTGGAACTAAGCGGATATCGATGGATAGGGGGAGTAGACTATGGCTCTTGCTATTGATGGCTCAACCCCTGCCGTCGCAACTCAAACTACTGGGTCAAACCACGATGTAACTTCACCATCATTCACACCGCCAAGCGGCAGTATTCTTGTTAATCTATGGGCTGGAAATACTGGTACGTCCGATACACCAGCTACACCAACAATAACAGATAATCTAGGTGCACATTTAACATACTCACTTCAAGACTGGAAGTCTAGAGCTGATTCGCCGGCACGAGACGGGCAGGCGGCCGACTGGACCGCACCCGTAGGCACTGGCGCAGCAATGACCGTAACAGCTACAAATGGTACTGCAACAGCTAACGCGCAGGCAGCTCTCCAGGTTGTAGTTGTTACAGGGCAAGACTCAGTCACTCCCGTGGGTCAGCATGGCAAATCTGGATCAGCCTCAACTTCAACTGTTACAATATCTTATACTGCCACTGTCACAGGTAGCCAAGGCTTTGTAGCTATAACTGACTGGGACGATAAAGGCGCAATGACTGGTGGCTCAAATGCTACTATCATTTCGTCGGCATCAATTCCAGGACAGATCAGCTATGGATTCGCACGACAGAGCACTGCTGGCGGTGTTGCTGGAGTCACTACTTCATTTACAGTAAACCTTGGTGCAGCCAGTACCAATGTTAGCTGGGTATTTGTAGAGATTCTTCCTCCGGCTGCTGCTGGAGCAGGTGCAGTTGTACCTACGATTCCACCAGCAATCCTCCTTCAACTAATCGCCGCATACCAGCAAAACATTAGATCACAAAATATTACAACTACGCCAGATCAAACCGTAATTCCTGGATTTATTGACACATCTGAAGTACTTGGTGCTGCTGCTATTACTGCAACAGCTACCGTAACTACAAGTGGTATTACCAGTAATGAACAGCTTGGCAATAATGCTGTTACATCTACCTATACTATTACAGCAAATGGCATTGGGTCGGCTGAACAATTTGGTATAGTTGTAACATCTTCATCTGTTAGTGCCAATGGTGTTACTAGTAATGAGCAATTTGGTAATGCAGCAGTTTCAGCTACTTATACCATAAGTGCAAGTGGAATAGTATCAGCTGAAATCTCTGGTAATGCTAACGCTACCACAGCTAGCTCCGTTACGGCTAGTGGCATCACAACTAATGAACAAGTAGGCAGCGCTACCCTAGCTGCTACTTACACCATATCTGCAAATGGCATAACATCTGCTGAAGCTTTTGGCACCACAAATGCTACAACTGCTTCATCGGTAACACCTTCTGGTATTACCAGCAGTGAACGGCTTGGCGCACCAGCAATTACTGCAACAGCCACCATTTCAGCTAGTGGCATCACTAGCAATGAGCAACTAGGTGCAGCAGCAACTACTAGATTCATTACTGCTAATGGTATTGGCTCAGCGGAGCAAATTGGCACGCCTACATTATCAGTAATTGTTGGTATAAACCCAACAGGGATTATCTCAAATGAGACTTTGGGTGCTGCCACTGTCACTGCAACTAGAACCATAAATGCAAATGGAATCATAACCACAGAACAATTTGGCAAGGCCACCCTAGCGGCTACGTCCCAAATAAACGCTGGCGGCGTGCCAACGGCCGAGCGCTTTGGTGTCAATGCGCTGGTGCCTGGCGCGGTCACAATCACAGCAAATGGCATTATAACATCAGAAGCACTCGGCCGTACGCAGATCAGTATTGGCATTTTATCTCAAAGCATCATCGGCTTCGGCATTGTCAGCGGGGAGAAGTTTGGATCATCATTTGTTGGCGAGCTAGTAACGATTGATGTTGTTGCTAGAATGACATTAACTGACATAGTGACTGCTGTGGTAGATGGTCCAGTGCGTGCTTATGTTTCTAATGAAGATATATCAGCAGTCTTTGATGATGAAGCGGTTGTCGGCACAGACAGTCAAGTAGAAATATCGGCTTTCCAATAATCTGGATCACTTAGATCAGCCGTATCCAATCGCTGACCAACTATTTGGTTCAAATTAAGATTCAAAATGCTAGCTAAATAACTTAGACGAATGAACGCGTCAGCTAAGCTTTGTGGTGTTATGCCACCACCCAATGCTGACATATCTAGAAAACCAAAGGTAACAATCTCTTGAGTACGCTCCTCAATATGAGCTTGTAAATCTTCAAGATCCATTGAGGTGCTCTTTCAATTTCGCTAGTGCTGCGGAGAACCATTCTATATCGTTCTTCGATAAATACGTCATTAGAATTCTAGTGGCATCCATGGCATGTAATTTCCCTGGCACCCATAGTGCCAGGGATTTTATTTTGTCGTTTGTCCAGAAACCCTTACCTTGACCAGGAGTTATTGTCTTAGTTGGAATTTCTTTTTGTTGTCCAAACATCCTGATTATGCCTATGTACTCAACACCAGTAAAATCAGTGCCAGTCTTATTCTGACGAAAATGAAACGGCTCATAAATAATTAGATCTGGATGTAGTGCATTGAGTGCAGTGTAAAAGTTTGCGTGTGGGGTACGTGTTCCTTCAAAAGCCCATTGAGTGCGCATCCATTTGTCATCGCAATATAATGCAACCCCAGTAGTAACACCAGGGTCAAGAGCCAAGATTCGCAATGTGTGCTCGTTTCGGTGATGAGCGCCAAGATCGGTTTTTTATTCTCATAGCTTCTCGTTCAGCATAGTCTTTAGCCATAGCTGGACAATTACCACAACCGCACATCTTGTCTATTGACTGCTCGGTGTGACAAACATAGCAATGTCCATCAAGTGGGATACAGCACTTGCATTCCTTGCAAAGGCTTACTAGGATTTCACCATTAGCCAGCATTATTTGTTTCATCCGGCTCTCCAGCCGCTCGGGCTGCACTTATGATTTCATGGTTTGGTGCAGTAGTGGCAGCTTCACCTGCTGCAACAATTTCTGGTGCATTGATTGGATCAGGGACTACTACTGCAACCTTGGCATTAGGGGTAACAGCAGTCCGAGTCCACAATGCTTGGACGATTGCTAGTACTGCTAGTACAACACCGATAAGTGTATCCGGCAACTGTGGAGAAACAGCGATGCCGAGCGAGCTAAGTAGTCCGACTATCGCCACAACTATTCCACGAATTAGTGCAGGATCCATCGCAGCGAATTTCGCGATGATATTTTTCATTTTAATGCACCCTGCTATCTGGGATATCCCACTCGTATGCCTGCTTACCATGATATACTACTAAACTATTAACTAACCATATATGTTGCCCCTCTGTGGGACAAGTAGCAACATGTGTGCGCTGACCAGAATAGTCTTGGATCCAGATCTCTAGATTCTTAACTCTAAAACACATAATTGGGGTCATGATTTCCGCCATTCTAATTCTTGTCTATTGTGGCAGTAACTTGTGCATCGCGTCGCAGCCTTCGACCGCGTAGATTGCTGATAAAAACTGCGCAGTATTGCTCTTCTAGTCCCATACCATCATGTAATTCGTTGAACACAGCCGCATCATGTTCAGCAGCTTCCGCTGCTTCAAGCCAACTGAGTGCCATTTGCCGTACATCGTCTGGGTCGAGTTGAGCTTTCATTTTACCCCATTCCACCACACAGAATGGTTTTCCTTTTATGGTAACTGCGCTTGATACATATATGGTATTGTTAGGTTGATTCGTCATGATTTCCGCCATTCTAGTACATGCTCCACATTAATCATGTTGGCTTTGGTAGATTTGATAAAATTACTGATATCTGCAATATTGTATTGATACGATAATTCCCAATTAGTTACATAAAGAATATCTGGTGCATGGAAGCCACGCAGAAAGTATGGATCACGAAGATAGATCCAACTTCTTCGATCGTATAGTCCAAATGCAGTGGAGATACGCCGAGCAACCTGATATGTTGGTGCTAGAATAAATACACGTTTACTTGGATCAATTGGATATCTAATAAGATATACTAGTGTGAGATTTAGGTCGTGCATTATTTTTGATATTGTACTCCAAGAGATCCAACATTCTCCTAGAAAACTCCACCAACATTCTGGATCATCTACAGGATCTCCATGTCCTTCACGGTCATCACGATGATAAACTGCCCGATAAGCGTGATGATCTGCGCCATGTAGTGCAATGTATGAACCATCAGGAGGCACCATCATTTTCTAAATGCCTCTCTTGGCAGCGCTACCCCAAAGTTATTTGAAATAAATCTGTGTAGATTGTCTGGGTCTACCATACCAGTTGTAATAAATTCCTCAGTAAGATAGCCAACTACCTTTTCACCTTCACTATTATTTTCAATAAATTCCCAAGTAAGATTCCTAGGATTTTTTCGCCAAAATCTAGTGTTCACAGTTCAGACCAACGCTTTCCAGTAGAAACGTCCACAGCAAACGGGACATAGTCGGTGAAGGCTAGTCCTGATTTAACCATTTCGGTTCGCGCGATTTCAATAACCTCGCTACTATTGTCTTCGTGACATTCGAAGATGAGCGCATCGTGGATGGTGAG